TGTGGAATCCTGGGACGAAATTAAAAATCTTTGGGCGACCGACCCGAAATATACATTCAATAAGCTATCTACCGAATACGATATTCCCGTCGCGACGATTAAACTTAAATCAATGAAGGAAGACTGGTCGGAATACCGGCGTCAAGTCCGCCTTGAAGCGGCGGCCCGGACGCAAGAAAAAACCGTCAAAATGCTTGTCGATTTGGGTATGCCGAAACATAAATTTATTCAAATGGTTGTCGAACGCGCCTTGGGCGTTAAATGTCACCGAAATATTAAAGAGCGTTTCGAAACAAAAAAAGACGGTAAAGCAGGAACGCCCGTCGCCGTTGAAAAAACAATAATAGCAATTGATAATGCGGTCACGTACAAATATACGGATTTAATCGCGCAACTTGCCGGATGGAAAGCGCCGCCGAAGACGCCTATAAAAGAAACGTCGCCGACGCCGGAACTTGACCGCGTCCAGGGGGCGGAGTTCGAAGCCGCCGAAATGACCGACGACCAGGCGGAACAAGTTTATCTTGAACGATTAAAAGCGGGGAAAAATTGACACCGCAAAAAAAATATAAATTAAAAATGCTTACTTTGGGTCTTTGTCAAGATTGCGGGGAAAAAGCGGTCAAAAAAAGATACTGTTTAAAACATTATAAATTACAAAATAGTTATATAGCAAAATGGAAGCGAAAAAAACGAATTCAAATTAAAGCTAAAAAATATTTAAGGGATAAAAATATAAGATGAACCCGAACGCCGTCGCCGCCGGGCGAATATTCCGCGAACGCCTTGACCGCCTTGTCATTATACAACAAGACGACGAAGCGCTTGCGGCGTCTTTCCGAAAGTACAAGAACGACCCGGTTCAATATATTAATGACTGGTTTGTCACCTACGACCCGCGCGAAAAGCCCGCTTTAATGCCGTTCATTCTTTGGCCGAAGCAAGTTGAATATTTGCTTTGGTTACGGGAACGGTACGAAAAGAAAGAAGATTTTCTTGTTGAAAAGTCCAGGGACGCGGGCGCGACTTATTTAAACATGGCGTTCAGTCTTTGGCTTTGGCGGTTTTATCCTGGTTCGAAAATCGGTTTCGGTTCCCGAAAAGAAATGTTAGTTGACCGCCTGGGCGACCCGGATTCGATATTCGAAAAAGGGCGAATAATGCTTCGGTATTTACCAAACGAATATTTACCGAACGGTTTCGACCCGGACACACACACGCCATTTTTAAAAATCATTAATCCGTCAAATGGAAATACAATCACCGGCGAAGCGGGCGACAATATCGGACGCGGCGGTCGAAATTCTCTTTATTTTAAGGACGAATCGGGGCATTATGAACACGCGGAAAAAATCGACGCCGCGCTTTCAATGAATTCCGACGTCAAGGGCGACATTTCAACGCCGAACGGAACCGGGAACCCGTTTTATAAAAAGCGCGTCGGCGGGTTTTTCAAAGTATTCTTTTTTGACTGGCGGGACGACCCGAGAAAAGATGACGCCTGGTATAAGCGCGAACTTGACAAGAACGGCCCGGTCATTATGGCCCGCGAAGTTGACCGGTCTTATACTGAAAGCGTTGAACGAATTTGTATTCCGGCGAACTATGTTCAAGCGGCGGTTAATTACCCGATTGCGGCCCAGGGCCAAAAAGTCGCGGGCCTGGACGTTGCAGACGAAGGCGACGACTTGAACGCTTTAACCTTGCGTCAAGGCGTCGTTTTAAATACCGTTGAATCCTGGAAGGAAGGGAACACCGGCGAAACGACCCGGCGGGCCGCCTGGACGTTGCAAAAGAACGACATAAACATTTTAAAATATGACTCAATAGGCGTCGGGGCCGGAGTTAAAAGCGAGATAATGAACTGGAACGCCCGCGAAAAATTCAAGATACGCGGGCAGGGCGTCAACTTTGGGGCGGCGGTCACAGACAAAGACGTTATTCAAGGCAAGAAAAATAAAGATATGTTTTTAAATTTGAAAGCCCAATTGTGGTGGGCGCTTCGACTTCGATTCGAAAAAACCTGGGAAACAAAAACCGGAAAACGAAAACACCCGCCCGAAGAAATGATTTCGATTATTAATCACCCGCAATTGATTCTTGAATTAAGTCAACAGCGTTATGAGTTCGACGAAGGTTCCGGACGCCTTCGCATGGAATCAAAAAAGAAAATGAAAGCGAGAGGAATCGCGTCGCCGAACCTTGCCGATTCTCTTGTTATTTGCTTTTCGCCGGTTATTGGATTAGATTTAATAATGTTGACCCAGGACTAAAACTTTAAAAAGGGGCTTTTTTGTGAAACGTAAATCCGGACAAGTCAAAGCGATTCGGAACGACCAGGCCGCGCCGCAAGCGTCCAGGGCCGACGGTTGGTTAAATCTTTTCACGGGACTTGGAATTCAAAACCGCGACAAAACACTTTCGACAACGGTTTCCCGCGATAACAACTTGCACGAAACGGACTTGACTTTATTGTTCCGGTTCAACGGTCTTGCGAAACGAATTGTCGAATTGCCAGTCGGCGAAATGACCCGGAAAGGTTTCACAATAAAGAACGATACCGACGGCGTTTTATTAAAAGCGTTTAACGATATGAACGTCGCGAAGGAATTCAGGAATTTAATTCGTTGGTCGAAAGTTTACGGCGGCGCGATTATGGTTCTTTGGATAGATGACGGTTCCGCCGATATGACCGTCCCGCTTAACGAAAAAGATATTCGTTCAATTTCAATGGTTCGCGTTTATCAGCGTTGGAGAATTGACGCGACGACCGACATTGAAACCGATTATAAATCTATAAATTTTAACAAGCCGCGAACTTATGGCGTCTTTCCGGTTCGCGGTTCGCCGTTCCGGGTTCATTATTCCCGCGTTATTGCTATGGACGGTCTTGAACTTGCCGAAACCGAACGGCTTCAAAATAACGGGTGGGGCGATTCTGTTTACCAGGCAATGTTTGACCGCCTTCGCGCCCTGGGCGCTATTTACGGCGCGACTGATAACATAATGGAAGACTTTGTTCAAGGCGCTTTGACAATGAAAAATCTTCAAGAAATGATTGCAGGCGGACAAGAAGACGTAATTAAAAAACGCCTTGATTTAATTGATATGTCCCGCCACGTTATTAATACTATGTTGCTTGACGAAAACGAAACGTATGAGAAAAAGACGACAAGTATTTCAGGCCTTGCCGACGTCCTGGACAAATACAGTCAGTCACTAAGCGCCGTGACAGGAATTCCGGTCACGTTATTAATGGGCCAAAGCCCGGCGGGACTTTCCGCGACCGGCGCGTCGGATATTCGTTTTTGGTATGACAAAATTAAAAGCGAACAAGACGAAAGTTACAAGCCCGCGTTATATCGGTTTTTCTATTTACTGCAAATTGCAAAGCAGGGGCCGACCGGCGGAAAAGAAATCAAGAATTGGGAAATCGTTTTCGCGCCGCTTATGGAAATGACCGAAACGGAAATCGTAACAAATAGAAAACTTCAAGCGGAAACGGACGCCGTATATATTACCAATGGCGTCTTGACACCGGACGAAGTCGCGATTTCAAGATTCGGCGGCGACAATTATTCGCTTGATACGAAACTATTTTCCGAAGACCGACAGGCCGCAAGCGACGGCGTCAAGGAACCAGGAACCGACAAAGACGAAGACGAACCCGACGGCCACGAAACAGAAGGGGCTTAAATGCCGCTTAAAATATCGGCGTTCCAGGAACTTGTTTTAAAACGTCGCGCTTTGGGAATACAAAAAAAGAAATTGGGACGCTTGCCGAAAATATTGCACCCGACGCCCATTGAAAGACAATATTCGCGGGCGCTTGTTGCGATTGCGAAAAACATTCAAACACAAACCGAAAAAGTTTTATTGTCCAGTCTTGAAGATGTTATCGCGGAACGTGACCGGGCCATAAACAAGACCGACGGCGTTCGCCTGGACGGATGGGCCGACGACGCCGACCGTTTAATTAATTCCCTTAAAATGACTTTGGAAAATACGGTCTTATATCGACCGTCCCGCCTTGCCGCCGACATTGGACAAAAAACAAGCGCCTGGAATGATGTCCAATGGAGAAAGACAATGAAGGCGGTTATGGGCGTTGACTTTTTTCAGCGCGAACCCTGGCTTTCCGACATAATGAAATCTTTCGAAAAAGAAAACGTCGGTCTTATTAAATCAATAACCGACCAGGCCGTCAATAATATCGAAGGCATGGTTCACCGGGGCGTTACAAACGGCGACCGTTTTACTAAAATTCAAAAACAAATTCAGAACCAATTTGACGTAACAAAGAACCGCGCCCGTCTTATTGCCCGCGACCAGGTTTCGAAACTTAACGGTCAAATAACAATGACCCGACAAACCGCGTTAGGAATCGAAAAATATATTTGGCGAACATCGCTTGACGAGCGGGTTCGCGGAAACCCGGCGGGCAAATATCCGAACAGTCAATTTGACCATTGGGAACGCGAAGGACAAACATTTTCTTGGAACGACCCGCCGCCGGACGGCCACCCAGGACAAGCGATTCAATGCCGATGCACCGCCGAACCCGTTCTTTCGGAACTGGAAGACCTGGTCGAAGAAAAACCGGAAACGGAACCGGCGCCCGCGCCCGAAGCCGCGCCCGCGATTCCGGCCCAGGCCCAGGCAGTCGCGAAGGCAATCGAAGCGGCGGTTCCCGAACCGTTGACCGGACTCCCGCGTCTTTCAAGCGTTGTTAATAACGATTCAATTGTGAATTATGCAAAAGCCCATAAAATAGCGCAAGAAATAAATTTTGATAATAGTTTTCGCGAAAGAAGATGGGGAATTAAAATAATAAACGAAGCCGACCGGGTTAAAAAGGCGACTGTAATATTTACAGAGATTCAAAGAATTAAAAAAGCATACCCAAAATTTGAATGGCCGGAAATAAAAACTTTGCATATTACTAAAACAGAGGGGGGGCTTGCAAATAGCAACGCAAAAGCAAAAGTCGCGCAAGCTACAATTTCGGACGATATAACGCCCGAACGATGGGACGCAATTGAAGCATGGGAAAAAAACAACAATAAACATTTTGGAGAAATCAGAAAAGAATCTCACACGGCATATTGTTTAAGACATGAAATAATGGGCCACATTCTTGAAGGCGAACGAAACGTCACGGGGCCGCAATGGGAAAGTATATCTTCAAATTTTACGCGCGTATGGAGAAAAAAAAATGTTTCAGATTATGCCGGAAAATATATCGGGGAAAAAGGCAGGGGCGAATTTTTTTCAGATGCTTTTGCGACTTATACGTCGCCGTATTATTCCGAATTTCCACAATTACCGAAAATAATAACAGAATATTTTGATAAAATTTTAGACGGGAGTATTTAAAAATGGGAAAACCAATTCCGCCGACAATTAAAACTTGCGGGTCATGTAAAAATTATCAAGGAACTAAAACGGTCGAAAATGATTCTAATATTGAAAACGAAGAACTTCATATTTGCCGCGCGTTTCCGAACGGTATTCCGGACGAAATCGTTTCCGGCGACAACGACCATAAAAAACCGTTCCCAGGCGACGGCGGAATTCGCTTCGAACAAATAATCGGGAAACCATTTTCACAGGTCGAATAAATGTCCGAACCAATAAAAGAGTTTTCCGAACGGGTCGGTCAATACGTTGCGAAGCATAGCGCCGAACGGTGGACGGGTCAAATTCAATTAACGGTAAATATGAGGGACGGCGGAATCGCAAATACAGAAGTTTTTATCAAGACGCGATTACCGGAATTGCGCGTCGATTCAAAAAAAGTTGACAATTCTTGAAATTGAATGTAGTTTATTAATCAAGGAAGCAATCGAACCGCCGCGTTATGGTTCCACGTGAAACGAAAAACGTTTCACATGAAACCATAAAAAAAGAGAAAAAGTGGCGCCGTACGAACGCCCGACATCTTACAAGATGCCGGGCGTTTTTTATTTAAAGGGGGTTTTTTTGCCATACCCACATGAACATTCGGCCCGTCTTCTTTCACCCGACCACGCGCATATCGGGGCGGCCCGAACAAGCGGTTCCGGAAATGGCAAAGTTCAAGGCGTTTCGATTCCCGCGTCGATAGATATTATATGGTACATTGTAAAAAGCGGCGACAAAGAAGCGCCCGTCGCCCAGGCGTTAAGATTCCCGAAAGATAAATTCACCGAAGCCGAAGCCCGCGCCTGGCTTTCCAAAAATGAAATTAAACCGATTTCTTTTGAACCCGCCGCCGAAAATAAAGATTCCGCCGAAAATATTCCTTCAATAAATATCGACGAAATGTTTCCGATAATTTTAGCGGTCTTTCGTTTCGACGTCGGTTCAATGCCGGACGCGAAAGTCACGCCCGAAGGTTATATTCGCGGAAATCCAAAAGTAACACGAACCGGAATTTTTCTTTATAAGAACGAAGACGGAACGACCCGGCGCGAACTTCGGACACCCGAAGAAGTTTTCAAAAAAGATTCTCTTGAATCAATGAAATTAATTCCGATAACGAACGGACACCCGGCGGAACGGAAAGTCGATTGTGAAACGGCCCGACGAAACATGGTCGGCGCGACCGGCGAAAACATAAACCAGGACGGCGACTTCGTTCGATGTCCGGTTTTAATTACCCACAAAGACGGAGTCGACGCGGTCAAGGGCGGCCGAACAGGTTTTTCCCTGGGTTATAATTGTGACTTGATTCCGGAAAAAGGAAAATTCAATGGCGAAGATTACGACTTTCGGCAATCGAATATAAAATACAATCACCTTGCACTTGTTGACGTTCCCAGGGCCGGAGAGGGCGCCCGTCTTCGCCTGGACGAAGCCGACGTCGAAATACCGGCCACGAAAACAGATTCCAAAAACGAAACCGCGTTCGTAATAAATACTAACCAGATTCAAGACATATCATTTAACTTTAACCCAAAAAAAGGGGGCAAAATGCCACAAGTAATACTTGACGGGATTTCCTACGAAGCGGGCGCCGAAATCGCGAACGCTTTGAAAAAGACAACCGAAGAAAATTTGAATCTTCGGGAAAAACTGGATGGGGCCACAAAAGACAACCAGAAATTGACCGGCGAACGGGACGCCCATAAAGCGACCGCCGACCAGCTGAAAGCTCGTCTTGATTCCGGCGAAGACCTTCGCAAAGCCGTTGCCGCCAGAATAGAACTTGAACAAACCGCCGCGAAAGTATTTAACGCCGATGAAATGAAAGACATTTCTAAAAAGTCGGACAAAGAAATTCGCGTCGCGGTTATCGCAAAAGAAAACAAAGCGTTGAATCTGGACGGAAAAAGCGACGAATATGTTTCCGCTTGCTTTGATACAATCGTTGCGAACCTTGCGAACCGGAACGATACCGGAATCGACGAACAGAAAAAGAAACTTAACAACGACGGCAAGAACCAGGGAACCGGCGACGAAGTAAAAGACGCCCGCGCCCGCATGATAAGCAAAATGACCAACAAAGAAGCCGACAAGAAATAAGTCGGGAATATCAAAAGGAATTTTTCAAAAGACGATTTAAACTTTCAACTTTAAAAGGGGGCTTAAATGCCACAGTTAGCTTATACGAACACTATGACCCAGGCGTTCGCCGGAATGAAAGCCGACGCCCGGTTCGACGAAGTAGAATCTTTTCAGGCGGTTTCCGCCCTGGGCTTTGGCCTGGGCGTCGTTCGCGGAAACGCATATCCGGAAAGTCAAGCGCGTTTACCGAATGTCAACCGCGTTGTTTTAACCGATAACGCCGGAACTTTTACAGCCGGGGCAATTGCCGCGACCGTGAACGGCGTTGTAGTTTCGACAGCCTGGGGAACGGACAAAGATACCACAATGACAGCGTTCGCCGCCGCGCTTGCCGCGAATGTTTCAATTGATACCGCCGTTTATTCGTCCGGTTCGCATACAATCACAATTACCGCAAACAGCGACATTGAACTGACAATAACAACCGATGTAACGGGCGTTACTGGAACCATGATTATTTCGACAAACGTCGCAACGTCGCTTGATATAGTTCGCGGAATATCACTTCAAACCCACCAGGACAACAGAACAATGCCAGTCCTGGGCGCGTCAACATTCGTCGCGACTGGCTATCTTGCAAACGACCCGGTCAATGTCCTTCGAAAAGGGATGGCATGGGTTGAAGTGGCCGACGCCGTTGTCGAAAATGCCGCCGTTTATCTTATTACAACCGGAGCAGACAAAGGCAAATTTACAGACGACACGACTTCGCCGAACATTCTTGTTCCGACGGGCGTTTTCAGAAGTGCAACTTCGGGCGCCGGGATTGCGAAAGTCGAAATCAATATTCCTTGATAAGTAAAAGGGAAAAATAAAAAGGGAAAGTTTTAAACATAAAACATTTAACAGGAGTTAAACGCAATGCCGGAAATAATCAGAGCGCAAAACCTTGACGCAAGCGAAAGCGCCTTTTTCGCCCGTCAATTGGAACACATAAAGGCGAAAACGTATGACATAGTATATCCAAACATGAAGGCGACGGAATTAATGCCGGTTTCAACCGAAGCCGGGGCCGGGGCCGCCGTGATAACTTATCAGTCATTCGACAGCGTTGGAATGATGAAAATTATCGCGAACTATGCCGATGACTTGCCACGGTCGGACATTAAGGGAAAAGAGTTTTCGACTGCCGTTCGTTCCCTGGGCGGTTCTTACGGTTACAATCTTCAAGAAATACGTTCGGCGTCAATGGCCGGACTCCCGCTTCAACAGCGTAAAGCGAACGCGGTTCGTCTTGCGAACGACCAGGCAGTCAATAAACTTGCATGGCTTGCACGTTCGAACGACGGCGTCAACGGCGGGTTGACCGGTTTGATTTTTAACCCGAACATTCCGTCCGCGACAGTCGCCGCCGGAGCCGGGCCGGTTTATCTTTGGAGCGCAAAGACAAATGAAGAAATCTATACCGACCTTGTAAACGGCGTTAAAGATATAATTTCATTGACCAAGGGCGTCGAGTTGCCCGATACTGTTTTAATGCCGATTGCACAGTATGAAATCATTTCTTCGAAACGCATGGCGTCCGGAACCGATACGACCATTCTTGAATTTTTCAAGAAAAATCACCCGTATATTAAAACGGTGACATGGGTTCCCGAACTTGCGGCGGTTTCGCCGTTGCCTTCGACCGGCGTCGGCGGCCCGACTGATTTGTTAATATTCGGCAATTTCACGGCGGACAAAATCACGCTTGAAATTCCGCAACCGTTCGAACAATTACCCGTTCAGGAACGCGGACTTGAATACGTCATTCCTTGTCATTCCCGCGTCGGCGGCGTTATTGTTTATTATCCCCTCGCTTTCTCAATATATCAGGGTATATAAGCGACGGGGTTTAAGTTAATTCACGGGCGGCGGTTCCACGCCGCCGCCCATTTTTAAAAACATTTTTGAAGGGACGGTCTAAAATGATAATTGAAAGAATCAAACCAAGCGTAACAAAAATAGCAGGAGTTTTTGTATTTCCAGGCGTCAACATTATTTCAAACGAAGATGCGCCGCGTTTTCTTGCCGACCCGTCGTTTAAAGAAAACGTCGAAGCCGGAACGATTAAAATAATTGATAAACACCACGACGCCGTTGAAACGAACCCGGACAAACCGAAGCCGACCGAATCCGCTCCCGCGACCACGCCCGCGCCCGATGCCGGACTTTTTGACCAAAACAAAATAATCAACAAAGCCGCGCAACTTGCGAAAATGACCGTCGAAGCCTGTTTCAAAGTCATTAAAAAAATGTACCTGGTTCCGGAACTGGAAGCGATTTTGAAACTTGAAAAAAGAAAAAAAGTTCAGATTGCAATACAAAAACAAATTGACATCGTTCGCGAAAAAGAACCGGACGGCGAACAATGACCGTCGCCGAAATCATAGTCGCCCGATGTTCGACCGTTGTTATTAACGCCCGCGTTAATTCTCTTATAACACTATCGACAGAACAAACGGGTTCCGTATTTGGAACCAGGACAAACGACGCAATCGCGTTGCTTGTTTTGCATTGGTTGGCCCTGGACGCCCGGAACGGCGGCGGGGTCGGCGGGGCCGGGGGCGCGATAACAAGCGAAACAGAGGGGCAATTGTCCCGGTCTTATGGCGGCGGAATGATTAATAATAACAACGAACTTGCTTCGACGTCCTGGGGGCTTGAATTATTGCGTTTAAGAAATACAATGATTTTCAGCGCCCGCAATCGTACAATATAGGAACGTTTTAAAATGAACGATGTTATCATAAAAGATTTGGGTTGGTTACGGATTCAAACCGAACTTAAACGCGCGAAACATTCGTTCACGAAGGCCGGTCTTCCAGAAAGCGGAAAAGTAGAACAAACCGCCCAAAGCGCGAAAGACGAAGACCGGGCCGCGTTCAAAATGTCCGACCTGGTAACAATTGCGGCGGCGAACGAATTCGGGGCGCCACGCCGAAAGATTCCAGAGCGTTCCTTTATGCGAAGCACGTTCGACGAAACAAAAGGAACCGTCGCGGTTCTTGTAGAAAAAGAATACGACAAAATATTAAAAGGTTCCGCGACCGTTCTTGTTTCCCTGGGACGCCTGGGCGCGTACATGAAAGGCGCGATTCAAAAGAAAATAGTTGCCGGGCCGTTTGTGCCGAACGCGCTTTCCACAATTGCAAAAAAACATGGTT